AAACAATATCTCGCGTTCCGCTTTGATTAAGGTCTCCACGGAACTTAATATTAGCCAACTTGTCGATAGACCTTTTGAAAATATCCGTTTTATATTGCGAAGCATTAAGGAAAGTTCCCGACTTCCAATCTTTAACTTTTTGAACTTTGTCGAGAAGTCGATTGATGACGGAGTTTCTCGTGCGCTCATCGTAATACTTTTCTTTCCAAGTCAACGCTTCTTTATGATACTGTTCGAGTATTTTTGAGAACGTTGACTGTTTTCCGTTCTTGTCAAACGCTACTAAAACTTCTCGTGCAATGTTGTTTTTGAGCGTTTTCCTTTCTTCCGCAGAGAGCGCCGACGAAAGCAATTCTTTTGTCTTCTTCTTCATCGCAGCAACCGCTTCTCGATACGCACTATCCATACGGAAAAATATGTCTGCCTCATTATCCGAATCAATAAAGAATCCTCTCTCATCAAGTTCCATTTTGATTTGGTCGGCAGTTAAACCTTTTTCGCCTTTTCTTTTGCCCCACAACAAATACGCGCTATTGTCATTATCGAACTTATATTTTATCTCGCCTTTCAATGCGGAAAGGTCAAGCGAGTGAAGATAAGGCTTTAAGGCGTTTATCGTGTCAATGTAAATCGAGTTTTCAGAATCTTCGTAAAGGTTTTCCAAAACGGAATTTTGTATTATGTATTCCGCCACATCAAGAGCAACTTTCATCTGTTTGCCCGGTTCGGCAGTATTAAGTCCGCGCCAAAGCATTTCGATGACTTCCGACTTTGCCCTCCCCATAAGCGAGCCGTATTTCTCGCCCACACCGAGAGATTCGGAAAGAATCGTATTGATTATCTTTTCGGACTCAACTTTCGAGTATACCTTTCTCATCGTTTTATCCGCAATGAGTTTTTTAATTTGCCCGTCCGATAATTCGTAATGATACTTTTTAGATAAATCGTCTTCCTTTAAGTCAAAACGAATATCTTTATCTGTTGTAGGTACAATATTTGTTACATTCTTAAATTGAGAAGAATCAAAGGCTACATAAACATTTGTGTCTTTATACTTCCCTTTTACAATATATCCGTCGTACCCAAACTCATCAAATAAAATCTTTAACACTTGTGCCGAACCCGCTCCCGCATTTGCAAGTTCTGCCATTATCTCGGAATCGGTTTCACTATATTCCATTACACTATCGAGTGTAGTTTTAAGAGCGGATTCGTACCATAAATCGTGTTTGTCCGTCCCATAGTATCTCGAATCGTAAGAATAATTTGCAAGTAAATCGTCGCCCGAGGGGTCAACCTTTCGGATTATCTGTTCTACCTCTTTTCTTGTGAGCGTTACTTCACTATCGGAAAGAGGTTTTTGAATGTTAAGATAACCTTCCAATAACTGTCCTTTGCCGTCCGAATACCCTTCTGCAAAGTCTTTGTTGTCCGTAAAATATATACCCTGCCCTTCTTGCGAACCATTTAATCCTATTCGCCCAGTATCAAAGACCGTAAAAATAGACTTTGAGCCGTGATATACAACAAGTAATTTCCCGTTATCGTCTACCACTTTTGTATTTTTGAAATATGTCTTTTGCCCTTCCGAAAGTTTTCTTCCGTCCGTATCTTCTTTCAAAGAGTATCGAATATCATTGTTTGAAGTAGGTGCAATATTATCCACAAGTTTGATTTGTTCAGGAGAAAAGGCTATGTAGACATCGGATAAACCAACACCATATTTAGAAGAGTCATCTACATTCTTAACGATAATTCCGTCGTTACCATTCTCTCTTGCTTGTTTGAACAAATCAGGATAAATTTCATAATGGTATTTCTTTTGTCCGTCCGCAATTAAAGGGTTGACGAGATTCAAATAGACTCTACGCACTTCTCCGCCCGTATCATAATCGACATCATATAAAATTTCGAGCAAAGATTTTCCGTCAACTTTTACATTGTGAAATTGTTTTTCTAATTCGGCTCTTTTTTCTAAATTAGTTTCTGCAAGAATCTGTTTTGTCAAAGACTCTCTTTTTGCGTTGTATTCATTTATACGCAAATCTTTATGATTGTCCTTCGCATAACCTTTTGCATTTTTCAAATTCGTTGTAAAATAGAACGCCTTGCCGTAATCAGTTCCCGTTTGTCTATTTTTATCATATTCAAATGTATAGAAGTTGCCGTCTTTTGTTCCGTGGTAAACCACGAGCAATCTCCCTTGCTCGTCTACAACTTTACTATCCTTGAAAAATTCTCTTTGCCCTTCCGATAATCGCTTACCTTCGGAGTCTTCTTTTAGAGAATATCTAAACTGCGACAACTCGCTCTTATAAGGAACTTTACCTTCTTTGAAGTAATATCTTATATCTTCTATGACTTTACGCGCGGAAACATTTCCTTCATAATAAAGATTATCAATCGTGTCTCCGTTGGAATTATCAAAGTCAACAGAAAACTCCTTGTTCTTCCAACCAAGGTTTTCAACAAGGTTTTGTATTTGTCTGTATTGCGCTTCGGTAGGCTCGACTTGAAGGTTTATTCCGGGCGATTCAGGCATAACCCTAATATTCCCGCGAGACATAAACTCAACCATAGCGTCCGTACCATAATCTCCGCTTATATCATAAAAAATATCTCTGTGGTCAACTGTTCTGTAACCGCCGGGCGCACCGTCATTACGACCGGACATATCAATCCTTGTGCCGTCTTTTAAAAGATATCCGGTTTCCACCCAACGATAAGTCTTGCCATATTTCTTTACGACTTCCTCTTCGATATTATCTTTAAGAGAATATTTTACTCGCTTATTTCCGTCGCTTTTTTTAGTATTTCCGATTCGCTCGCTTTCGGATTGTCCGATAGATAATTCGCCATTTCTGCTATCTGCTCGTCTTTCGGAATCATAAGCATTATTCCGACTATTGCTTCTTGACTTATTTTTAAGAACTTCAAGCACTCTATTAAGTTCGCTTGTGCTTCGGATAACTGATTCGCCATTTGATTCTCCTATTTTCGCTTCGATAGCGTTTATGTATTTTATTTTATCATCGGTTAAAGCAATTTGCTTTAATACATCAAAGTTTCCTTCGGAAAAGTTTTCGTATACATAGAAGTAATTCGCGCTTCTTGCGGTGTTGTATCTTGCAATCTCTCCACCTTTCGCCATAACGCCTGAATTGTCTTCCATTATGCGAGAACTGATAATCGCATATTCTTGTTTGCTTATATTGAGATATTTTGCCTTCTTATTATACTTAATTTCGGTGGAAACGTCAATTTCTTTTTCAAGGTCAGGATTACGAGAAAGAATGAATCTTACAAGTTTCATATCTCCCGCTTTAACAGCCGCCTTCAAATAAAGTTTTTCGGCTTCGTGAATTTGTTTGTAGGCTTTTCTTGCCTCTTTGTCTCCGAATCTTTCAAAGGCTTTTCTTAAATTCTCAATCTTTTGCAAAAACTTCTTCGCAAAAGACGAGTCTCTCGCTACGATACGGTCGATAAATTCTTCATTGCCGAGAAGATATTGCGTTTCGTGCGCTCCAACTTCCGACATAAAGTCCTTAAAATACTTTTGTTCATCGGCAGTTAATTCTTGGTCGTTGGCAATTTTATCGTGAATTTCTTGGATTGTCGCTCTATCGAAACCGTAATTTTTGTCAAATACAGATTCTTGCCCCTTCTTCCAAAGTGCGACCTTTCCGCCGTTGCCGTCGTCAACTAAAACGTTATCGGACGACAAAAAGTCCACCAACTTGGCATATTCTTCCGACCCCTCGGATAAGTGGGTATATTCGTGAACCAAAGTTTCCGCCCACGTTCCTTTCTCGAATTGGTCTTCTCCGATATACATCGTCCTATCGTCAATGACTAATCCGTTGAAAGCGTCGTTGCTTTCGGTTACAACAAATGAAAGATTCGCTCCCGATTCCTTGTTGAGGTAATTGAGAGCCTTATTGAACTTATTACGGCTTTGCTTTGCATTATCGGACATCTCGCCGTCGAATACCTTTACTTTACCGACTTGCTCCCTCGCTTGCTCAATGGTAATGTTGTTCCCTTTCTCTTGTTCGGCTGCCATATACTTATTTGCAAGATTTTCGGATATAGCGTCAAGGTCGGAAGCGATAGTTTGTTCTTGTCCTCGAAGATTAAACGAATACGAGTCTTTTTTAAGACTTGCAAGTTCATTTTGAGAGCCGTCCGACACTTCGGCGGATTCTTCAACGGAATTAAACCACGAAGACAACTGACCACTCATAGAGCCGTCAGTATTGAATGCCTTATCGAGATTGAATTTTTCAATAAGTTTCGAGCGTTTATCCTCCGAAACACCTTGAAGAACCTTCTCGATGTTTTGATAATTCTTTTTGGTGGTATCGGCTATCTTTTGTTCATTTACACCGATAAGTTCGCCGTTTGCTTGAAGATTATTTGCTTTCTCTTTGAGTGTAGCAATTTCCGATAAAGAATCCGCAATATCGGCTTCTTTTCCAACGTACCCAACACCGACTTTGGATAATCCATAACCGACCGTTCCGCTATACGCAAGCGCGGTTAAAGAGCCGACGAACCCCGCCTCTCCGACTCCTTTCCAATAATCTAAATTGCCGTAATCGTTGAAAGCCTCCGAGCCTTTATATATAGATTTCAACGCGGGATTTGCAAGTTCGGAAACGACTTCTTCAACGCCTTCTTCGAGCGCGTTCTTTGCAATTCTCTTTATGCCCGTATCGGCAACCGACCTTGTTACTCCGTCGAGAATACCCGCACCGGTAAGAGCCTTCGTTGCCCCGCCGAACATCTTTTCCGTTCCGACTTCCACGAGACCCGAAGCCGCGCCATAACCAAGTCCCGCCCAATAATCCGCGCCTTCCTGAAACGCTTCTTCGGTAGAAGTACCAGCCGCACTAACGCCCAAAGTGGCGAGCGAGGCGGCTTGTGCCACCGCAGCGGGCGCACCCGCTCCCGCCGTTGCTATTGAAACAACAACGGACGGAAGCATTTGCCCGATTCCGCTTGCCACATTTTCAATTATACCGCCGTTAGTTGTATAAGAATATTTTAACGCCTCTTGAAGAGCGTTTCCAAAAGTCTCACCCGTCCAATCGTAAGCGATAGCGTTTTTTGCTCTTTCTTGAAAATCTCCGTCAAAAATCCCACCTATACCGCCAACCAAACCGATTCCGAGGTCTACGATACCTTCAAGACCTTTTACCGCTCCCGTAAGAACGTTTGCAACGATATCTCCAACGGTAGACAAACCTCGAACAAGAAAAGACTGATTCGCCTTTTCTTGTTCCGCTTGCAATTCAGCATTTCTTTGAATTTGTTGTTCACGCTCTAACGCCGCTTTTTTTTCTAAATAATCATAATAAAGTTTGCGGTTTTCACGATTCTCACGGAGAGATTGCGCTCTTGCTCGTCTTTCGGCAGGAGTTAGAGTATATGCCATATTTACGCTCCTTTAATCATAATCTACATTCAGCGAGTTTACAAGTTCTTCCAAGTGCTTAACGCCCCACCAATTCCACGTTCCGAGGAAGTTTGGCGCGTCCTTTAAGTATCTTAAATTGCCATTTTGACAAACTATAACAATTTGTCCGGCGTAATAACACAAGTCGCCCGCTTGCGGTTTTCTACCGTATGCGGAGTACATATATTTCTTAACGTCGGCTTGTTCGGCACTTGCAACCGTATCTCCAAGTTTTACCCCATAGATATTGCCACCGGATTCAAGTTGAAATTCAAGGTTTTTCGAGTCCGCCGGCTGAACATTATATCGTGTACTAACATCGCGCAAAGCCTTAATATCATTGCCGTTCGAGAGTTTATTGATTTTGAAATAATCTTTTATCTTACCCTCGTCAGCCTTTTTCAATTTAGACTCAATGTTCGTTATATACGAATTATATACTTGCTCACCAAGAATATCTTTGTTGGAATCGAGATATGCTTTTGCCTTTTCGTAGTCTTCCCCGGCGATAAGGTCTTCGACTGTCGCTTGCGCCACAACGAACGCATTTTGTCTATCGGATTCGGTTTTAGCCGTAAGGTTATCGCGAAGTTTTCCTTCTGCTTGTAATTTAAGAGCGTTAAATTGAGACTCGGTTACTTGCCCGCGATACTGTTCGAGGAATCTATCAAAGTCATCTTGCGTGTAATAAGTCGCGCTTGCAATCGCCGTGCGCGCGTTTTCAAATGCTGAATTTTGCGATTGCTCGTTTTTAGCCGCTTGTTCCTTATCGTAGGCTTGCTTGTTTGCTTGCGCCACTTGTTTCGCTTGTTGTGTTAAGGTAAGAAAATCACTATCGGAGAGACGGTTTCTAAACTGCTCTATATATTTAAGAATTGCACTCTCGTCTTTTTCCGAACTTTGAGACACTGTATTATAAGCGTCTTGATATGCTTGTTTTTGATTATTCTCAAATTGAGTTTTATATCCGTCAAAAATCCCCGATACGCTATCTTTGGAGGTCTGCCAAGATTGAAGATTATCTTGTGCATAGGCTTCTTCAAGGCTTGACTTTCTATCCTGATAGTCGTTCTCTATCGCGCCCATATCCGAAGAGTAACTATTGTATGCGTTAAGCAAACTCGATTCGCTTACACCAAGTCCGCCTAATCCTTGCGCTTTTATTTGCGTGGGAAGATACTTTTTTAATTTATCGAGAGTGATACTCGCATTTTGTTGCGACTGCATTTTGCTCTTATCCAAAGCCGAAACTCTCGTTTCATAATCGCTTTTGCGTTGTTGGTCTTTTCGATATGTATCATAAAGACTGTTGCCGATGTCCCAATCCACATCGGACATTCCGCTTTTCCGCGACAATATCGTCGAAGGGTCGTATTCTTGTCCGTAATTCGCTCTATACCATTCCAAAAAATCAGTCCCCTGATATTTAGCCGAGAATTTATTACTCGGCGTAGTTTCGGTTGTACTGCTCGACGGATTCGTCGTCGAAGTGCTTGTAGACGGATTCGACGGAGTTGGTATTGTAGGAGTTACACTCGGATTTGTCTTTGGTGTAGTCGGTATTGTCGGAGATGTTGGTTCGGAAGTTTTAGGATTATAATCCCCAACCCCGCCACGATTTGAGCCATCGTTTATCGTTGGAAACTTTTCGAGATTCGGATTGCCTATAATCTCCCCTTCGTCAGTTACACCGCCTTTTTTACCACCTGAAAATCCGCCGCCCACAGTTCCGACAACGTTACTATCGAAAAATTGACTTTTATCAACCGGAGCAAACCCTTTGTCTTTATCAAAAGGATTCGTCGGAATAGATGAGGGTAGTTTTGGATTTGCCACCAAATCGGGAGCGGAAGGCGTATTCGATTCTTTTATATAATCGTTATAAATATCGAGCGGATTTTTACTACCCGTGTTTTTAGAATTTCCGGGAGTTTCCAATGAGGGCGGATTCGACGGTTTTACCACTCCTACACCGCCTACGTCTCCGTATTTTTTGAGTTCGTCTTCCCAATATTTAAGCCTGTTCGTCTTTTTCATTTTCCACCTCCAAGGTGTTTATATTTTCTTTTGGAAGATTATTTATGTAATTATCGAACTTTTGAAGGTTGTCAATCTTCTTCCAAATTCTTCCTTTATATTCGTCTGTTACAAAGAGATAAGAACGATACATTTTTATCACGCCCATTACAAGAAATATCGCGACTTGCAAAGTCGTCCAAATAAGATTTGCATAACTGAAATCCTTGATAAGTTCCACTCCGTATACGCCGAATATAATTGCCGTACCAAACTTTGAAATAACATCGGCTAAACCCCTTTGAGTCTCATATTGAGCCTTCGTCCTTCCAAAATAAAACGGGTCTTGCTGCTTGCCGCCTTCGCTTGTGAGTTCTCCTCCCGACAATGCAGTAAGTTTTAAGTTGACCGCTTTATGATAACCGCGAAGTTTTTTAAGTTCGGTTATTCGCAACGCCCTATCTTTCATCTTCTCTTTATCCACCGTAAACGGAATCGCCACGCCGTCTTCGTCAAAACAAGAAGAATACTTCAATCCAACACGAGCAAGAATTTTCGTCCGTTGCGTTTTGTAGTTCTTTGCATTTTCCTCTTCACACCATTTGTCGAGTTCTTCTATATGCGGAGAAATTTTCATAACGATTTTCGAGTGTTCGGCAATAGTGGCTCTTACACCCTCTTCTCTATCGCCGCTCATCATACCTTGCAAGTCAAAAGTACGATTGATGAATATACCGAGGAAAAAACACAAAGAACCGTCCGCAATAATCTGCGATATGGTCTTACCCGTCTTATCTATCCGCAAAAAGGCAGTTAAAATATACACGGCACACACGAAGAAAATTATGAAATAGCCGATATTTTGTTTGAAAAAATCTCTTACTTTTTCACCCATAATCAAGTCCTACCTATGTATTTTTTTATTACTTCCTCTACTTGTGCAGTTGTGGCGTCGGCGGTTTTTCCGACAAGCATATCTTCTTTGGTTTTTTTGATTGCCTTTTGAAAAAACATATAATCTATAAATTCTCCGAGTAGCGCCATTCCCGTAAGCAGGAGTATATCTTGCAATACTGCTTGTAATAAGTATGCCATAACAAAAGCGATACCGAACGATACAATTCGCCTCGGCATTTTTAATTTGCCTATAACCTTCATAAAAACAAGCGTTGCAAGTATGATTCCGCCGAGCGATAATTTAACAGTATCTCCGGGAGTTTTGGTATAATCGCCCCAATTAAACGCAAGACATATAACGAGCGGAGCGATTGATACCAAGAAACTGCCTATGTAGAGAAAAACAAGTCTTAATTTATAATTCGGTTTTTTCTTCATCGTCCGCCTCCACTTTTGCTATTTCGGAAGCGTAACCGCTTTGGACTAATTCTCCCATATTACAAAAGCCTATCCGACACATTTCTTTGGTTGCTTTCGTATCTTTTTCAACGGAAGCGATTCTTTTGTTTATGGTAGCAAATTCTTCGGATATCCGCCTATCCTGTTCATTTAACGCCCCTTCGGTTTTACGCCCGTTTTCAGCCGTTTCGTTTACGTCTTTCGTAGCCTTATTGAAATTATCGACCGTACATTGAATTTTCGCTATAATCGGCAATGAGGCGGTTGCAAGTCCTCCGATAGCGGTTAAAGCAAGTACGGCGTTAGGAATAAGTTTTGTTTCGGCATACTCTTTCCACGCGACTTCCCCAACCGTCAAGAAATACACTCCGACCGCCGCCAATGCGCCGAGAATAAAGCCTATAAGAATCGCAAGAAATATCTTAAATTTTTTCATCTTCGTCTCCTTCATCTACGAATCCGAAGGTTACGGGTTTACCCTCGAAGCAGTCGTACCACTTTTCACAAGGCTCGTCGCAACCTTCCTTTTCGCAAATATCGCAAATATTTTCGACGGTTATTGCAACCATTCTTCTCTTACCTCTACGCCCATAGCCGTAAGTTCTTCTTCCGTTTTGCCGTCAAGGTCGTTTACCCAACCGTCCAAAGCGTCATTCACTTCCCTCTCGGAAAGAACCTTCTCCTCGATTTGTGCGTTAGCAGATTGCAACCAAAGTGCCTTTTTGAATCTTTTCATTTTCTATTGCCTCCAATAATTTTTTTGCGTGATTACTCACAATATTTTTAAGTCTTGACTTCGGAGCGTAGGGATATATCTTCTCCTTGTAAAACTTCCAAGCGTTTATATGTGATAGCCAGCCGAGCAAGGATAATATCCCTTGTGCTTGATGAACGGTTATATACCCACTCTTTCTAACATTCCTTACTCGGCGGCAAAGTCGAAAAAAGATTTTCTTCCTTAATACCGTTTTGTCTTGATAAAATCTAAACCCAACAAAGTCAATCGGTCGACTACCAACCTTCCATACTTGATAGTTTCTTTTTAGTTTCAACCCTATCTTATGGAGATACTCGTCCATTCTCGCGATAGCCTTGTGGAGTTTTCTTTTGTTCGTATCGAGGAGAACCATATCATCGACGTAACGAACATATTTCCTTATTTTCAATTCTTCCTTAACGTAGTGGTCGAACCCTTCGAGAAAGAAGTTTGAAAACCATTGAGAAGTATAATAACCGATAGGTAGGCAATCTCCGCCGTTTTTAAGAATTGCATTGATTAGCCTTAATACTTTCTCGTCTTTAATTTTGTTCCTGAACATTGACATTAAATACTTCGGTTTTACGCTATTAAAAAACTTTGAAATATCTAATTTTGCCACATATCTTATTTTCTCGTCCTTTAACGCACGTTCAACGTATCTTTTGGCTTCCATTCCTCCACGGGTAGGAACGCTTCCACAGTTAAACCGATACATTCCTTTCGTTATTATCGGCTCAATTATAAGCATTACTACCCAATGGAGTATTTGGTCAGGGAAGAACTTCGGAACTGTTATAATTCTTTCCTTACTGCAAGAGCGGTCGTATATTGTAATTTGACGATTCGGACTCAATTTCACGCTTTCGTTTACAAGCATTTCTTGAATCCTTAAAGCGTAAGCCTCTTCATTTTGTAAAACTTTTCTTATGTAATGCTTATAAGTTTTACCTTGTGCTGCTTTTCTTATCGCGTAACGAATAAGACTTAAATCGCACATCTTCTCATATAAATAGCCGACTCTCTTCATATGCCTTTTAATCTCCTCACGGGTTTTCGAGAAAAACCTACTAAACCGTCCTCTTTTCGGATTATTTTTTGCCAAGGGGCAAGGATTGCGTGTGCAATGAATAAATGTTTGATTAAAATGCGACCGCCGATGTTGCCGTTGGCGTTGGACGAAGAATTGTTACCATTCCAATTCCACAAACCGGCATTGACACCGTTGTTCCAATTCCCACCGCAATTCAGCACGGGCGGCACACGCTACCCTATATTTTTAGTCCAAAGGGAGAAGTGTCTCCCTTTTAATCCCTCTCTTAAAGAGGTTTATAACAAAGGCGACCGCCGATGACGCCGTAGGCGTAGGACGAAGAATCGCTACCAGACCAAAACCACAAACCGGCATAGACACCGTTGCTCCAATACCCACCGCAACGCAGCACGGTACCGTTTGCGTTGTAATAGTAGTAATCGGAATAATAAGTCGTACTCCCTGCACCCGTCTCTGTCGTAAATCCAAGCAGCGGATTTTTGTCAAACGGAGTAATAACTTTCGTATACCCCTCCCCTTCTTTTCTGTCTCCCATATACGAATATGGAGCGTCGTATTTATCGGAAGCATAATCTTCCGGGGATTCGCAAACGTAAACTTTCTTACCTTTGAAGTTTACTCCGTCGCACCAAGTCCAAGTATTACCCCAAGGATTTTCGATTCCTCTATACTTGCAAGCGTGTTTGCCGTCCGTATTACAAGTAGCGTCCGTCCAAGGGTCGGTTTCAAGGTCGTGGTTATTATTATACGAACCCGAAGGAGTTTTGATATTGTCGGTATGCCCCGTTATAAGAGCGGCAGTATTCTCGCCGTTTGTAAATCCTTGCATAATTGATTGAGAGTTCGTGGTTGCAAACTCAATCATAAACAATTCTTTAATGATAGCGTCGATTAAAAAATCATACTGCTGATAACCCGCTCCCACCGCCTTACAAGCCGTCCTATAATTCGGAAGAGTAATAGAAACTTTAACCGTTTGCCCGCTCTTCGACATCATTCGAGAGTTCGTGGAGTCGTAACTTCCCTCATACTTACCGATAAGAACGTAGTCGAGTTCGTTTCCTTTGCCGTCTACGAACAAAGTCCCGAATCCGTCGTACCGACAACCCGATATTTGATGTTTATAAGTTCCGTTCGTATTCTTTGTGATTTTCGTATAGAACTTTGGCACACGAATGAAAACGTTTCCGAACTTGTCCGTAACTTCTTTCATCTCACACCAAGGGTAACATCTATCAAAGTCGCTCTTGATTTCGCTTTGACCGACCGTGTAGCCTAACCCCACCGCCGAATCTGTTCTCGTAAGAGTTGGCGAGGATTGTCCTACGCCGTCCACTCCGTAAATTTTTGTTTTTTCTAAAAGCATTTTAAGCCTCCTTATTTACTTTCGAGAGCGATTATTCTCTCGATAATTTCCTTAAATTGTCTATCTATCGCTCCGCCTTTAATATAACCGCGCGACTTTTCAGCCTCGTCGGACATCACAGCGTAGCCAACGACTTGATGTTCTTCTATTTCAACTTGCAACTCTTGCTTTGCGTTTCCGATAAGATTCGTCGTTTCCGTCCGATTCCAAGTTTCGTTTTTCCCATACGCTCCTACATCGCCAGCGGATAAGGTTATATCGTTTGCAAGTGTTTTTCCGTTTATCTTTCTCGTTTCGGGTACAAGACCGCTTACAAGCGATGAAATATCAATTTCCGTTTTATCCCCGCTTTGAAAGGAAAGCGTAAGTTTTCCTTTTGAATAACTTGCTTTCGTTATGAGGCTCTCGATAGGTAAATCTACCATACTTTCGCTTAAAACAACGCCCTCTTTATTCAAAAGTTTTATCGTCATTTTGTAGTCTTTATCGACCGACAAAGATATGCGCGTTCCATTCGTCGCTTCAAGTTCTCTAAACTTCTTATCTGTTCCGCCGCCCTTCGTGTAATTTCTCGCCGTTTCCGACTCTTCGGCGTGGAAAGCGGCGAATCCGTAAATCTCTTTTTGGTCAACTTCTTTTCCGAGCGCAGTTACGTCTTGATTTGTGTCGTCTATTCTTCCGTCAAGTCTACCCACCTCGGAATCAAACGTACTTTCGCTCACAAGTCCGCTTATAAGGTCGGAAATGTTGACTTCAATAGGATTGTTATCCATTGAACCGTCAGCAGTCTTGATGTTGAGCGTGAGAACACCGTTAGCATAACTCGCGCCGAGAATCATACTTTCAAGCGGAAGGTCTATCGTCCCAGAACTTAAAACTTCGCCTTTTTCGTTTTTCAAAGCCACCGTAACGATATAAGTGGTCGGGTCTATTGCGACACTTACTTTTGCCCCCATAGCCGCGAGTCTATCTTCAACGTACTTTTTCGGCGTAGAGTCTTTATCTGCTTTCGGACTTCCGACTTGCAAAGTTCCGTCTGCAAGATATATAGGAATTTTCCCTTCAAGAGGCGTTGGCGAAATATCTTTCGTAACGTTCGCCCCGGTCTTTCCGATAGAATAAAGCCTCTCATATTCGCTTGTATTTGTTACCTTTGCAAGTTTGTCTCGATACAAAATAACGATGTCGTTCGCATTATTGATTATCGTATCAAAACCTACGAGTGTTTTCTTATAACTTGCAAGCGATGACGTATAATCTCCCAAATATTCCTTCGGAACTGAAAAAGCAATCTTTCCCGAAGTAAAAGCATTTGCTTCGATGTTTCGAGTATATCCCAAAAACTTTACGACAGTTAAGGCATTGCAACCATAAAACGCTTTTGAGTAAATACTCGTTATCGAAGACGGGATTTCTACGCTTTTAATATCCTTACCCTTAAAGGCTTCAAGACCTATTACCGTAACGGGGTAATACACGCCTTGATAGAGTACAGAGCAAGGTATCGTTATATCGACTGCATTCCCCTCGTAACTTGAAATAAAAAATTTGCCGTCTTGGAATTTATACACCATTCCGTCCGAGCCGTGATAGTAAACGCCCGATACAGTTCCGATAGAATCAAGTGATTTTTCGGAATATCCAAGAACTCCGTTTAATTCCTCAACTACTCTATCTATCTCGGTTAGAGCAGAGTTTGTGATGTCTATAATCGGTTTATAAAACGCTCTACGAATATCGTCGGCTTTGTACCCCGAATCCGTAGGATTGTTCGGCAAGGAATAAGCGGATTTTCTTTGTATTGCCGATTTTACTTCGGCATTGATTTTTTGGACTTTTGCCATATCATCTCACTCCTATATTAGATTTGTTGATTTTATAAATGATAGTGAAAGTATTCACTATGCAGTTGCTATCGTTATCGGATATAAATCGGAATATAATGAAGTTAAAGTTACGCTCATTGCACTTTACGGAATAACTGTTTGCAAACCCCGTGTCAAACGAAAAGTTTTCAAACGAGAAATTATCAAACGAGAATACGTTTATTCCTTTTGCATTGATGAGTTTGTTTACGTTTCTCGTCTCATATCCGAACGAGAGTTTTCCATTAACTTCCGGCTCGGTCGAAATAACCATTTTGAGAAGAGTTTTGCTTGACTCGTCCGTTCCGAGGTCGAATATAGGAGTATACCATTCGGCAACCACGTTTCTCGTGTGGGTAAACCGCGCGAGCGGATTCGTCGGAAGAGTTGAATTATAATTCGCAAGAATTAAAACGTTGCCGACTTTGTAGTCTTTGAGTTGAAAAGAATCTTCGGTTACGTTCGCAAGATATAACTCTATATTTGAAATAGCCTTATAAAGATTAAATCCGCCGCTTGCGATAGAAACTTTGTTCCCACTCTCATCTTCAAGAGTATACGAGCAACTTCCGTTATCTACATCTCGAACGTAATACTTTGTGTTTATTACAAGACCGCTCTCCCCCACCATATCGGCATAGACCTCCATTCCGTCGTGAAAAGATATAATTTTTTCTTCGTCGGAAATGATTCGGTCGTTTTCTACAACCGCATTATTTGCGATAAGTGCGTAAAATCCCGTCGTCGAAATAGTCATTCTATCGCCTTCGGAAAGTTCTATGCCGATATTTTTGTTGTAAATGACCTTGTTGTCCGCTATATCAAAAGTTAAATCCCCGGAAGTGCTATCTTGATAAGTCCTATCGGTATATTCATTATCAAACACGCAAATTTGCCCGTCCGCGCTCCCGAAATATAAAACATTGTCGATATTTGCCCATACTCTCACGGGGCAATTATCCCAATACCACCACTCATAGTTATACGAATTGTCGATGTCGTCGTTCGAGGTGTATTTATATCTCGAATCGGCTATATAAACCACGTTATCCACGGCAAGGTAATAACGATTTTGATATACAATTCCGACCGCCTCCGATAAATCGGCGTGTGTCTTTAACTTCTCATTGATTGACCGAGAGCGTTCTCTCGTATACCTTTCGGTCGTCGCAACGTTATCCGCAAGAACTATTCCGAAAACGCCGTTTCTCGAAAGTATTATGTTGTCTCCCGCAAAGTTCGCACAAGCATATCTACTTATAACTCCTTCGCCTATACTTCCGGCGGAAGTCGGAAATACGCCACGAATACTGTCAAGGTTTCCACTTGAATCGTAAGATTCCTTATAAGTTCCCGTCCGATAAAAAATACTCGCTTCTTGACTCGTTTCGGATTTGTATACAACGAGTGTACTATCCGAAAGCCGACCGTACCCGCTTATCGGTACTGAATCGCTACCCATTGACGATGTGTTTAAGTCTCCGAAGTAAGTGTAATCGTCTGCTTCCGAATGGAAATCTATATTCGGATATTCAGCGTTGCCCGCAAGAAATAGTCTATCGGTATTTCCGCTAACGCCAAACAATACCCCAAAATTACAATTTGCTATCCTGTCAATATAACCTTCAACCGAGTGTTCAAACGTAACGAAAATATTATCTCTATTTTCTATTTGCGGTGTCGTAGCAATCGAGAACGTTATTTTTCCATTTTCAAAATCTATCGTTCCGACTTGCGTTGAGCCGTCGTATAACTTTGTCTTATCGCTTCCCGTGTTGGAGATTTGTTTTGTAACCGCCGCCCCGTTTGACATAGTTTCCAATTTTATATCCACGGTCGTTTCGTCATCAATACCTCCCGAATCGAGAGTCCAAGTTTTATTCGTTTCGGAAGTTCCGAGAAGTTGGTTTATTCTACGAGACGAAAGGCAGTTTACGTCATCGAGACTTCCCCTCGTATCATCAGACACGCTATCGTTATCAATAGAAATTGTCGTAGTAGGAATATATGTATCTGTGTTATTCGCCACTCTCCGCAATTCGTAACTTGCGCCCTCGTTCCAAGTTCCGTATACAAGATAATCTCCGCAGCCGATTATATATGCTCTACCCTTATTGAAAAAAGCCTGACTTCTTTGGTCTTTGATTTTGGCGGTATCAACTTTCGACGGGGTGTATGTCGAGGTCAAAGTTATATCTACTACGGAATATCTTCCGCCGTTCTTAACGAGTCGATAAAATCTTCGTCCGGCGTGGACTAAAACTTCTCTACGACTTCCGTTCACGTACTCAAAAATTCCGTTTATTCTTTGAGATTGCCCGCCGTATTTGATTTTAATAAGTTCGTTCCAACCGTTTCTTTTTTTGTTTACTCCATATTCGTTTATGAAGTTTCGCATATTCGAGGCACGGTCTCTACGAACGCTTAAAGCCGAAGACGAAAAATCTACGCCCTTAAAATCGGAAAGTTGAAGAGTTCTTCGAGTCTTTAATGATATATTCGTACTTGCTCTCATACTTACACCGTTTGCGAGTAAACAGTCTTAATTCTGCTTACCTTGTTCGTTTTCCTTAAAAGAATTTCTTCGATACCCGATTCAAACCAATTCCGTGCCTCGCTCGCTTCGTTTGGCTCATCGTCTCGATATAAGTCGCCTTTTACGAAATACGGGATAAGCGAAACAATGTTTTCGGGTATAGGCACTTCCCACTCGTTATCGGTAAGGGATTCAACTCTCGGAATCGTTGGACGATAAATTACCGTGTAAGTTATATCTTCGTCATCAAAACGTTCTAAAACAAGGGTGTCTCCTTCCGTTTGATAATCGCAATCCCCGCAATACTCGCCGTCGGAAGTTTCGCTTACCACACGGTCTATATCACAGTAATTATCAATTATCGACGGAAGGTCGAAACGAATAAAAGCACCGCTTGCAACCCCTTCCAAAGCCGTCAAGGTCTTTGATTTAGACGGAAGAACGCCTTTGCTTTCAAGAGCGGAAAAACAACGATTTATACTTCCGGGCATATTCACAAGATAAGCGTTATAGGTATCGTCTTGCTCGTATGTTTCAAGTTTATCTATCGTAATATCATCGCCCATATTGACAAACATCAATTTCAACGCTTCGATTTTTATATCTCCGTATTTCATAATCTCTCCTTTGGCAATTCGGAAGAATCGAACTTCCCATTTCCTAAAATTGCATAAAAGAGCCTACCTACTGTTAGATAGGCTCTTGTTTTGCTTATACGAGAGCGGCTACGCCGACACTCGGAGTTCCCGCCGACTTAACGACGATTTTACCTTTGTTCGCACCGGAAACAAATTTGAATCTTCCGCTTTCCAACTTCACAAGGCTAATCCCCCTCGGAGCGGAAAGCGTAAGGTCTGCTACACCCTGAATACCGTTGCCCGCCTTAATCGTGAGAGAAACTGCGGAATCTCCGCTATTGCTTATGACGAGAATCATTTTCGCGTCGTTCTCGCTCCAATCGAGAGCCTTTTCGGTATTCGCCGTGAGAGCGGTAAGCGTAGGGGTTGCGATGTTATTTCTCATAGTAACTTCCATTGTCTATGTCCTCCTTTTACGCGTATTTAACGTTGATATTGATAACTTCTTTCGGTCTTACGACTTTTGCGTCGAAAAGAATGTAACCCTTTACCGCGTCGGCAAACTTCTTTTCGGGACGATAAGGCTCGGTGTGAGTCAAAGGCTTTGCAAACGCAAGCGCTCTTTGAGTCCTTATCATAATGTTGTCGGTCGCACCGCTATCCGTTTTGCAAACGTTGTTCGACATCTTGACGATAACGCTACCGTATTTACCCACTCTGCCGTTTTTAAGAATTTCGGAATTATCGGTGTCTTTGTCTACATACTCTCTCTTGAAAAGCGTGTAGAATCTCGGGGAAACGGTAACAACCACTTTCGTAGTGGACTTAACGTCGTTCTCATAGAGTTTTTGAATTGCCTCGTCAAGGATATGAAGCACGTTCTTTTCGCCCGTACTCGCCGTTCCCGCAACAACCTTGACAGGCGAAGCAAAAAGTTTTTGAACCGAGTCGTCAACGGCAAACCCCGCAACGTACTTATCAACCTCGTCCGCAAGACCTTCCGAAGTTTCCGCTTCGAGCGCGTCCATTACTCCGCCTACGGATTGAGCCTTGTCGATATCGCCAACCATATAGTTGAAGTAGCGGATTTGATTGATATACATAATAACGGAAGTATCTTCGACTTCTTCGGGAGCGTCGATATCGTTATTACGATTTGCCTTGGAAAGGGTCTTAATGGTAGGTTTCCCTACGCCGAGAATCGTTACCGATTCGCCTTTCTTTTTAACTTGTCCTTCGTACTTGCGGTTGCAGTCTTCTACAAACACGCAAAGTCTTTCGAGTTCTCTTTCAATCCCTTCGTTCCAAACGGAGGGGATAAAGTTTTGATATGCCATAATGTTTGTTTATCCTCCTATTTAATATTTCCATTTCGACATACTCGCACGAATCTTGTCATAGTTCTTATGGACTTCCTCTTGGGTCATCGCTTGAACTTGCTCTCTCGTGTAATAGCCACTATCGTTCGGATTCGTGCTTGACAACGACCCCGGCGACGCTTTCTTGTTTGCAAGCGTTTGTTTTACCATTTGTTTGGCTTTCTTTTCGTATTCGCTCACAAAACTTATAAAGTCATCGTATATGTCCGATAGAGGTTGTTTGCCGACTTTTCCGTCCGCGAATTTTTGGAATTGTTCGTTTGAGATAAGCGACTGAACGTTTACCTCCGGGTGTTTGGTCGAAAAATCGTTAAAGTCTTTTTCGTACCATTCCTTTTCTTCCGTTTCTTTCGCGACCTCTTCGGCTTTCTTCCTTTCTTTTTCCTTTTGGTATTTGGAAAAATCGGACAATGGGTCTCCGCCGTTCTTTTCGATTTCCTTCATCAAAAGATATTCTTCTACGTCGGCGTGGTCTTTCATCGGCTCGTTCGTAAAAGGATTCTTTCCGTTAAGGACTTCGATAATGGCTTTTTCTCTCGTCTCCACCTCTACTTTTTTAAGTTCGGCTTGGCGTTCTGCCTCACGCCTACGACGAGCGTTTTCGGAGTTTTGTTCCTTCGTTTGGGTTTTCGATTCTTCCTTCGGCTCGGCTTTTCCTTGCTCACCGCTTTCGGAATCGGTAAATTCAACGTCGTTCTCGCCCTCCGTGTTTTTGCCGATGTCAGCGTGTTCATCGACCTCCGTAGTTGCTACGGTTTCTTCCGCTGATTTTTTATTTTCTTCCGACATAGAAGTCTCCTTTGGATTTTTGCGCGTTCCTGCGTGATATTATTGTATAGTAATAGGTTTAACCTACTTGCTATCGGTTTGAGTCTTTACGACTTTTTTATAATTCGGACAAGTCGGCTTTCGGCAAACGTAAACCGTTGAGCCTTTTATCCTTTCGACTCTCATTTCTACTTTACATTTAGGGCATAACATTTTCGCCGCCTCCTTGTAATCCGTTATATATCGTTTGCGCCATATCCGTTGCGTCCTTCGTGGTCTCCGCAAGTTTTGCGTTGCCGAGTTGGATTTGTTTATTCGCCTCGGTTATCTTCCCCGAAGCCTCGGTATAAAGGTTTGCGATATAGGTCTTTAACTCGTTGTTTTCTTTGATAACCGCAACGACCTTATCGACTGTTTCCTTTTGTTGCTCTACAACCTTTGCAAGTTCAATATTTTGTTGCTCCGACTGTTGCAGTTTTTGCGTTAGTTCGGCTACTTGATTTTTCTCGTCTTCTTCGATTCCTTTTAGAATCTCCGTTCTATTCGACAAAGCGTCTTTCGGATAGGCTTTTAGATAGGTTTTCATCGAGATTAAACCTTTCGCGAGAAGAACATCAAGGGCGTTTATATCTCCCGCCGCCGAAGCCTTTGTCCCCGAAGTTGCCTCTACTACAACCGAAAAGTCGGTTCGTCTATACTCTTCACTATTGAATACGTCCGACATTTGGACTTCTTCGCTATCCGCTATCCCTTGTATAGATTGACTCTCGTCATTCGGAAGCGTTTCAGTATATGTAAACTCTTTCTCCGTGTAATAGAGTTTGAAAAATTGTGCGAGAACCTTACCTTGTTTTTCTTTGACGAGCCAAAACGAATCTTTGAGTTCTTCGATAGGTTGAGTCGCTTGCGACTGCAACTGTGCGATTGCCGCTCCCGACATACCCGCGCCGAGAGTTTCTCCCGTCATTACTTCCGTAGACCCCGTAACAACCCTTGTAAGTTGCGTAAGCGTATCTATAAGTTGCAACGGTTGACTTTGAATCGCTTGCTCCGACATCTTCCGTATGCCTTGCCCCGTACCCGTATAGTCAACTATGACTTGCCCCGGTTCATTCGTTATCACTTGCCCTTTGAGAGCATTTGGCGCAACGATGTACTTTCCCCACGCTGTCTCTTGGTTGTTAAGAAGAGCCATAGCAATATTAAAGTTTATCGCCTTTTGGTTCGGTATAAGACCTTCAACTTCTCCGAGTCCGTAAATACATCTCTCCTTTACCTCGTAGTTTCCAACGACGATAGGATATAGATACGCCTTCGTAGTATCGGGAATAAGCGACTCCGCTTCTGGTTTATCGGGCGTAGCGTTATTCGGAGCGTCCTCTTCCACGAATCCGAGTTCTTTCGCCGCGCCTTCAAGGTCGGGAGTAATAGCGAACGGTTTATTGATTACAACGCTTTTCGTCGCCTTTTCGCAATACACTTCGCCGTCCTTGCGGAAGTATCTCGTAAGTACCGTACAAAGTTTGTCGCCGTCTTGTTCTACAATCCCATACTTGTTGTCCGATTCATCGGAAACGATACTCTCGATGTCTACATCTCTATCGCATTTCGCCCTAACCGACTTAACGTTTTCACGCGAGGCAATCAATATCCATTCTTGCTTTTGTTCGTCAAGTTGTGTAGGGTCGGAGAAAAAAATGCTTAAAGGGTCGATTATCTCACACCTTAAACCGCCTTCCTTTGCTCCGTTTTTGCCCTTTGCTTCCGAATCCCAATAGTAATGGTAAAAGTAAGAGCCTTTTATCACGCCGTCGTTTATCGCCTTTTTATCAAGCGATTCTTGACCGATTTCTTTTTGTATGTAGTCGGCAAAATTATTAAAGCGTTCCACATTTGCCATTTCGTCTTCCGCGCGGTAAATTATCTTGACGGGAGTCGAAAGAATTGCACTCTTCTTATTTCGGCAAATCATCTTTATGATGTTTACCACGGGTCTCGGAAGATTTTTCGTGTTCTTTGTCGGTGCTGCCCATTGGTCTCCTTCATAGAACTTAACGAACTTCGGAATCTTTTTCGATAAGCCGACGGAAGACTGATAAGCGAGTCCGTTTTGATAGTCGTCCCATAGCGATGTGGTCTCGGAGTCGGTCGCATATCTTTCTTTAATATCCATTGTCTTCCTCCTTTCCGTTCAGCCACTCGTCCATAATTACACTCGCAGTGGGCGGTTGGTCTTCTTCCATAGTCTTTTGAGAAACTGTACGCTTTTGCATTTCGTCAATCTTCTTTTCCAACGCGTCAACCCTATTTTCAAGTTGTTTTATTCGTTTTCTATTAAACATTAAAAGTCCTCCCATTGCATATAGCCTGTATTGCCTTCGGTTTCCTCGGACGAGAAATTCTCTTCAATAAACTCATTTTCGTTTATCTTAACTTCAAGCCACTCTCTCGGTTGCTTTTTTGCTACAAAATGCCCGATAGCACAAGCCATAACCAAATCGTCGTGGCAACCGTCCAACGCTTCCATTTTGCCGTTGTCTTTTCTTGTGAAAGTCGTCATCTCTTTCAGCGTAGGTACGTCAGGCTCAATCGTGGGGTCGTTTCTCATAAGCGTTACAAGTTCGCCTATGATTATCGGTTTCGTTCTCAATGTAGTCTCGAACCCATAGTCCATAACAGCCTTATCCGCCGCACTATCAAACCGTTCTCGCATATAGAGGCTTGTATAGCCATACTTCTTTTGAAGTATTCTCGTCGGTTGCCTTGAATAGTTTATCTCGATTCCGATAAGTGCTTCGTGATAGTAGACACCGAGACAATACATTTGCTCGGCGTAAAGGTCTTCGTCTATGTACTGTTTATGCAAGGTTGCTACAACTTTATCGTCGAGAGAGCATATAACCTTTGCCGTAAAAAAGTCTTTACCCGTTCCGGCAGTATCTCCGCCGATTGCGTAAGGTGCAAGACCTATTACTTCTCCGTCTTTGTTATACCTCTTTCTCGGCTCTTCGTGAATCGTGATATATCCGTCCGTGCTTTCTACGAATCGGATATTCTTTATCTTCCAATCAAAATCCTTTATTGCACCATTCTCGTCTTTAATCGGAATTGCTTCCTTGTCGTAGGCAAAATAGCCTTTTTTAACCGCTTGCAAGGACGAGGCACGGATTATTTGATTATTGATTGATTCTTTATCAAACACGCACTCGCCGCTCGAAACAAAGGCTTCCGTGGGCGTTATCGGATATTCTTGCTTAATCGTATTCTTATCGAGGTACGAATCGTATTTTTTGCAATACCAAGCGATTTGCTCTTTATCCAACCCCATTGACTCCAAGAGCCTTTTTCTCTCCATAAGCCAAGAGTCTTTCGTATCGAGATAACTCAAATCCTTTATACGATATTCTTTCGTTCGCCACCAACCATAGAAAAGGTTATGGCAAGCACCTGAATCCCAAAGGTCTTTCGCTTGATTGAACCCGTTTGCGGTAGTCTCGTAAACAACGATGGCGTCAGCGGTTATTGCTTCACCTATACCCGCCTGAATAGCCGATAGGTCGCACTCGTAGAAAGCAACTTCCGAATAATGCACGAAGTTAAGCGTTCGAGAACGCCCCACTTGTTCCGTCGCAGTTGCTATACGCCAAGACGAATTGAGTTTATCGAAGAATAACTCGTTTCTTGAATTGAACTTCTCGGAAGGTTTTAGTTCTTCCGGGAGTCTTTCGTATACAACTCTTGCTTTATCGTTGAATATGGCGGCGGTATTGTCGGCACGGTCAGCCATAGTAAACCCCGCAAAATTCTTTCTTACGATTGAAAACGATAACTGAATCGCCGTTATAAGGCTTGTAAAGCCTTGCTGTCTTCCTTTCAAAACGAAGAACGGCTTACTCGTTCCTTTCGTCTCCAACTGCTCGATAAAGTCCTTTTGCACGTCGTTAAGGAAAAACGGCACAGTCTTTCTCTCTTTATCTACGATATAGAAAGCGACTTCTATAAGCAAATACGGTCTCGCAATTACCTCCGATGATAACGACGGCGTAGAGAGTATTTTAATAACGCTCGCCCTAACGAGTTGCTTATCATACTCTATATCGTGCCGTTCTTCCCATATCCGCTTACGCTTTTCAATAATGTCTTTTATAGTCAGCATTAGAAGTCCTCGAATTTCTTAACCGTTATATTGCCTTCGACGATTGCCGTTGCCTCCTTGTTTGCAAGTGCCTGTTTGTCGTAAAGCGTTCCCAAGACAACCGCCAACTCTTTTGCTTGTTCAAGTTTAAGAGATTTTATCTTTGAATAAAGAGCCTTTCTCTGCTCGTTCGTAAGGTCTTTATTGTCGAGCCTACATATTTCTTCGACGATTTTATCGAGTTCGTCTTCGCTCTCTATCGCCCTATCCAAACGCCTTTCGAGAAGTGTTTTTGTCTTGTCGATTAGTCTCCAAGCGTCATTTACGAACTTCTTTTTGTTTTCATTACGAAGTCTTTCAAGGTCAAATTCACTCTCCGACTTCGTAACTTCGTAACTATCTCCGCCTCTCGCCCTCTTCTCGGCTAACTCTTTGCTTTGCTCTAAATACTTCTTCTCCCAAGTCTTAACGGTTGTATATTTGAGTCCGAGTTGCTTCGCTACGCCCATAGCGTTGTTATTGCAAGCAAGAAGGGCAAAGGCTTTTTCCTTTATATCGTCGTTATACTTCTTGCCTTGTGCCATAACTTACCCCTATAAAGAAATGCAACGATTTTCAAACTTCTTGTAGGCGTCAAAATAACACTCTTTTTTATCGCCGTTATAAGTCAACTCATAATACATTCCGTCGCTAATGGTGGTACTTAATAATGCTTTGTTGTTTTGGAGAGTTTTGCAAGACCAAACAACATAGACATCATCTCCGTTAATTCTTTTACCCTCGCTTTTATCCAAATGCTCGTTGGTATAATCGCAAACCGCCTTTTTACAAAATGCAATAAACTCTTGATTCGTCATCAGATGTGCCTCGGATTTAACTCTTCATCGGTCTTACCCCAAATTGCAAGCCGATGTTGCAAGCATATAGCGTAGTCCGACATATACCGCAGTTGGTCTCTCATTGCGTTTCTCATCTCATACGAAATATCCTCCGCAATAGCCTTTTCACTATAAAGAAAAGCCGAGAGTTTTACAATTCTCTCTTTAAGTTCTTCAAGTTCATATTGAACTCTTTCCTTTGCCGTAAGTTCTACTTGTCTTTCACAACAATCGTCCATAATACACTCCTAAAAATGTTTTGGAGAGTTACAATCATTTTACGCTACTTATCAACTCTCCGAAGTTTTTCGCAACTTCTTACGAAGAACTTAATGGGTTTTGGCAGCAGAGGTTAGACTCGAACTAACATATAAACGGGTCAAAGCCGTTCGCCATTCCTTTTGGCTACTCTGCTATGGTTGCGGAGGACGGAATTGCACCGCCGACCTCTTGTTTATGAGACAAGCGAGATTCTGCTTCTCCACTCCGCGATATTGAGGAGAGATAGTCTCATAACCTATCCGCCGCCCGACCACAAGAACGCCGTTTCTCCTCTTCATCATAGATTATTGCATAAAAAAAACGATACCGGGCGATACACTTTTGCCCGATATCGAATTTTTTTATAGAAGACTTGCCAACTTTTCGATTGCTTTTTCAACTCTCTTACGGATTCCGACTTCGGTATATCCTATGTCTCGCCCTATCTTCCAATATGGCTTTCCATTTATGTAGCCGTCGATAATGATTGTTTTATCAAAACCTTCCAACTTGTCTATCGCTTCCATATAGGTTGCTTCGAGAGCCGTCGCTTTCTTAATATTTTCTTCGATATGAAGCGAGCCGAGAACCTCTTCAAGTTTTCGTATCTCTTCGGTATTGTCTTTTGTTGCAATTTTACCACGAAGATATTCAAGTCGCCGTTCGTGATTTTGCTTACACTCCATAGCAACGGTTATGCTATGCGTTATCTTTCGGAGTTTCCGAAGGTCGCTCTTGACTTTCTCCTTCTCCATTCTTCCCTCCTTTGTCGGGCAAGAACTTTAAGACCTTACTTCTTGCGATGATGTCGTTCCCTTTACGAAGTTCAAACCAAAAGATTATATTACCCGTTTCTTTCTCTATCATCGAGAAATATATGAGTTGTCTCCCGTCTCTCGCAAGAGCCTTCTTTAACTCATATTGTCTTTGCTTTGAAGTCTTCGCTCCTTCCGTTTCGTAGCCGTTTTCTTTCAATAACTCATAGCCGATATCGTCTATACGTTCAATCGCCTCTTGCGGCAATAAATCGAATATATCAATCTTCTTTGCCATTTTTCCGTCTCCTGTATTTCATTGTTTCTTTGGTCGGTTGCAAGTTTCCTCTATCCATTTTTATGAGTCCTATACAAACCCACCAACTAAAAGCCGTTATAACGCCAAATCCGATTATAGCGTTTAAGTAACCACACACTCCGAACCAATTTATAACGACTACGCCTTTTATCAAGCATAAAAACTGTACCGCCGTTAAAATCGTTAAGAGTATAGGAATGATAATTTTCCGAATTGTTTTCATAACTCCAACTCCTCTAATTTTTTTATCCATTTTGTCTTTATAATTTTTTCAAGGTATTCGGCATTGTATTTCGGCGTTGATGAAATACACGAAAACGCCCTGCCGAGTTCCTTTTCCCGAACGGCTTCCGTTTCCCGCATTTTGTCTATCATAAAGGCAAAATTTTCGGGATAATACTTGTAAAGGTATGCAAAGTTTATAAAACTTGCCATAGGGCAATACATACACCCGCAACGCTTTTGCACCTCATAATAATGGTTGAATATCGGTTGCGTTTTTGCCCACGCCCAAATCGTTTCTTCTTTGATACCGTTTTCAACAAGCGGGTAACGTTCTATTTTTTGTAAATCTACCCGCTTTGCAAAACGCTTTTCTTCGTCGGCGCAATAACCGATATAAAAAACAGTATAAAAGCCTTGTTTTTTCATAAATTCTTGCAACTGCTTTTTCGCCGTTAGTTTGTACTTATCATTACACCACCGCGCAACCCTTGTCGGAAAACCGTATCTTTCGTAAAGTTCGCCCCACGATTTCGTCGGCTTTATTCTTACAAACCTTATTCCGAATCGTTCGCATTCCGACTGCATATAATCAATTACGTTTTTTATGAACGGATAATCAATTTCGAGTTGAAAGTGTACAACGCCGTCAAGCGGGTATTTATCAAGGTTATGTAAAATGAGATTGAGCATAAATAAACTGTCTTTCCCGCCCGATACGCTCGCCCAATATGACGGGCGCAATGCTAATTCTGTGCTTTGCATAATTCCTCCACATAGCACCACGACTGCGGCGGGCGGGTAATTTCAAATTTTTTTGCCCACGCGTCATAATGGCAATGAGTATTCGGATAAAGATTGAAAAGCCACTCTTCTTCCGTCATAAAACCCGATTTTCTAAATTCGCTCAATTCTTTCGGTTTGTCGTAAATCTTTAAGTCGGATATATGCCAGCCGTAGCCGTCTTTGTTGCCCAAATAACCAACCATATCGTCATAATCAAGGCAACTTTGACGGGCAATCTCGTTTGTTACGCCCTGTTCTTCGTTTGCCACAACAAAACTGTTGCCTTGATTTTTTATCGAATAAACCTTATCGCAGATAAACTCGCCGATAACTTTACCCATATCTGTGTAGTGCGATTTGTTTTTAAGAAACGACTTGAATCTATCGTTTAGATAGCGCATTTTGCTTTCTTTTGTTTCGTAAATATAAGCCTTAAAAGGAACTTCTTTCGGAGCGGTTTTCCGAACTTCGATTCTCTTTTTGCCGCTTGCTATTTTCTCAACCCATTTCGGTTTGATTGATATTAAAACTGATTTCATCTCATACCTCCGGCAAGTCAATATCTACAATTATTGCTTTTACCCACGGGAGATTTTCTATTTTTTCGCGAGCAAGTTTCTCAATACCTTCGTAAATATCATCTGCCCCTAATTCGTCAGCAATTTGCTCTTCAAAATATTCTTTGAGAACATCTTCATCGCCATCTCTTGTAAAAAACCTTTCTACGCCGTAATAGGTCAAGCAAACATACGAGTCAACACGACAATCTCCGAACGAACCAAGCCACGAGCAACAACCGTCATCACAAACGACGTTACTATCAACCATAGGAACAATAGAAATGTCTGGGTTTTCCCTTACAATCCTTAAAAATTTTTCAATTTTCGTTTCAGCGTCTTTAAGGTCAAACACTATCCCTACACAATACTTTTCGCCGTCTTCCCATACGTCAAAAGTTTCGTGCGGTATCTTTGTTTCGTATGTAAAACAAGGATTACCTTCATCGTGCCATATTGCTTTAAGATTCTTCTTTCCCGGCTGTTCATCATACCCAACATCGCCATAGGTTACAAGGTATTCTCCGCCTCCGTATGCTCCGCGCTCATCATCAATCGCTCCTCTAAACTCAATAAGGTCATCGGAAGAACCAAAAACAATTACAATATTATTTTCAATCGCCTCTCTAATGATATGTTCGGGTATTTTTACCGGGTACTCCAATTTTAATGCGTTAAGCCTTAACGCTATTTCGTTTACTTTGTTCATATTCTACTCCTAAAATAAATTTTTGAATATTGCCATAAGGACATTGACAACGATTGAATTTCCCGCTTGTTTGTAAAGTTGAGAATTACTCACTTTCTTCTCTGCACGAGAAAAACTTTCATCATCAAAACCCATAAGTCTCCAACACTCTTTTGGCGTGAGTTTCCGAACGCGGATTCCGTCTATAATCCCATTATTCCCGTCTTCGGTTGAAGAACATCTTACCGCGAGGAAAACTTCACTTTCGTTTACTCCGCCCTTATTAAAGCCGTGTGGTCGGCTATACTGTTTTGTTGTTTCTATAATTCCTTGACCGTTTCGCTTTAAGTCTGCCCCACAATTTCTTGTGAGTGTACCTACACACGAACTATCCTTCCTTATAGATTGATTGAATCCGTCCCATACTATCGGCTCTACAACCCGATTATTATGTTTCGGACTACTTCCGTCGGTTGTCAGCGTTCCGACTATTCCGTCTTTACGAAAATAACCGTTTTGCTCGTCTAATGCCATAGGCTCAACTACTTTTAACCCTTCTCTTCCACTACGCAAAGTCGGCACAACTTCCTTATATTCTCTCGGCTGCCGAGACTTATAAAAATCTTCGAGAATTTTCGGTTCTAATCCGCCACCCTGCATTGTCCGTATCGTCGGGCATAACCCCTCTGGGGAGTAGACTCTATTAGCCATTTCAAAATCGCCTTCGAGTTGAGCGATATGTTCGCACTTGATGAAATTGTCGTCCATTCTACTTCCGGCTCTCGTTGTAATAGTTTTTCCGACAACGTTCCCGTCTGTGGGTTCAAATCGAAACCCATTCCCTTTCTCAATGCTTTCTTGCGTATGTTGGATAAAGTATTTAATAGTTTTTTCGGATAAATAATACTTTTCATCAACCGAAGGCTCTAAAACATCTTTCAACCTAACCACAAGCGGCTGTTTGTGCGGAAAATCGTAATAGTAATCTTCTCCGAGCCAACTTAACATAAAACATCTTTCTCGATTTTGTGGAACTCCGAAGTCTTTCGCGTTAAGTATTGCGTACTTACTCGTATATCCTAATGATTCAAGTAATTCGCACCACGAAAAGAAGTCCTTGCGATTCTTCTCGGAAAGTACGTCAGGTACGTTTTCCATTAAGAGAATTTGAGGCAATCGCCCCCCCCTTCTTCGTAATTTCAATAAGTAGCCTCTCCACTTCCCACAACAAACCGCTACGAGTTCCGCTATCCCTGCTCATTCCTTGTTGCTTGCCCGCCTTTGAAAGGTCGGTGCAAGGAAACGAGTATGTCATTATGTATTCGTATTTATCGGTTCCGACAATGCCGAGGTCGGCGGCGTGAATTTTAGTTATATCACTCGTGGCAAAATTCGTTCCGTGGACTGCGTTATAACTTGCAACCGCGTACTTATCAAATTCGCATATTCGATAATGTTCAAAGTTTACGCCGAGATTTTCAAGTGCTTTCGCTTGCGCTCCGATTCCCGCAAAAAGTTCTATAAGTCGTATCGGTTTCGTAATTTTGAGGGGTATTACACCGTCAAATATCGACCGTTGCAATCCCATATCTCTTATCGTGTTTCCCATACTGCCACCTATATCCCAAGAGATTTCGCTATATCGCTTTTTACCTCTCTTGCGTCCTTACGAAAATCGTCGCCTTCGAGTTTTATAACTCTCGTTGACATCTCGTTTACCCTTTCTACGATTGCTTTATCGAGATTAAGAACGGAGGCAAGTTCCGAGATTGAATAATTAGACGAGAATATTGTCGGTCGTTGCGAGTTGTATCTCGCATTAAGAATTTCAAAGAGTTTCTCTTCCGCCCACTTTGCACTCCCTGCATTATATTCCCTTCCGAGAAACTCCTTTCCGAAATCGTCTATGAAGGCGAAAGCGTAATTTTGAAGTCTATCCAACATCTCACACTCACCCATACCGTTTCCGTCATAAGAACTCCGAATTTCATTGAGAATAGAAGCGAGATTTGTATAAATACACCGATACCCTTTCCATACCAACTCATTACAAATGCAAGCCGTCAAAAATGTTTTTCCCGAAGAATTGTCTCCGTAGATATAAAGCCCAATATTGCTATCTAAAACTTTATCGGCGTTTACGACGTAATTCTTGCACTTGATATAAGCCTTTTGATTGTTATCGGTTATCATTGCGTCTTTGAACATAATGTTCTTATATCGCTCTCCGATAAGCGACAACTTCTTACGGGCGTTGAATTTTTCAAGCCTTTCTTTTGCTTCTTTTTCCGCCTTTTCTTTCCGATATTTTTCGGTAAGGCATTTACACGCCCCACGCATAGCAAACTGTTTATCGTCGGAAGTAAAGAATCTTGCTGTCTTACAAGCCTTGCAATAAGGAAGTCCGTCGTCTCCGAGATACTCATCTTCTTTAAGAACCTCTTCTCCGCTTGTAAAGGCTTGTTTTAATTGTTCGAGCGTTTTACCAAACATCACTCGTCCTCCCGATTATACTTTGAAGAATCCGCCGCCTTCCTCGGCGTTTCTTCTCTTGCTTCCCAAGTCCTTATGCAAGCCTTCCAATCTTTCATCGGTTGGCTACCGACTTTCCAACCTTTTGATTCATAAAAATCATAAAAGCGTTGAGCATTGACTTTGTTGTTTCGTTCCTTGCAATAACTTTCAATCTCTTCTATCGAAGGTTTTGAAAACCGTTTCGGTGGAGGGAGTGCGCTTCTCGCACTCTCTATATTATCCTTACCTAACTCTATACTATCCTTACCTATACTAACCTGTGTCTCCGAATCGGAAGCATTATGTATACATTCCGTATACGCCTTCTTTGAATCAAGCGTTAATGTTGCTTTTTCTTCGGTATAAGTAGTCTTTTATCGTTTTGTTTTCCATA